TACCGTACGTTGCCGGTATCGAAGTCTCCATCCATTGAGTTTTGCAACGGAGTACGCTCGAACATCTTCAGGCCGTTTGGCACGTCCGTCAGGATGTAATAGCCGTGGGTGTCAGTCAAGAAGTGGTTCACTTTGAACCCTTCCGAAATCGTTCCCATAGCCTTCAGAGCGTTGATGTCGTTGTCCGAGGTACCAACACGCAGCTCAGTGTCAAGCAGACGCTTGGCAACGAACATTTGGTTTGGTGGGACAACAAGCTTGCGGGGTTTCGCAGCGATCAACAGACCACGCTCGTCCGTCCAGCCAGCAATCTGAATCGTCGCCGCTTCCAGCGAAGTTTCGTTGAGGTCAGGTGAGGTCGAGAAGGTGTTGCTGTTCGTACCGCCAGAGACCAACGGGTGAGCAGTCGAGAACAAGGTTTGACCGTCGCCACCAAGATACTGGGCATTGAACCCGTTATTGATGATAGCAGCAGCCTTGACTTGCTTCGTGTACGCCATAGCGCGGGCCAAAGCCTTCGTATAACGCTTGGAAAGCGAGTCATACAAGTTGTCTTCAATCGCTTCTTCAGTGATCGAAAAGCCCAACGCAATGGTCTCGTGGTTGTAACGAGCAGTCCATGCTTCTTGCGCGTTGTCGTACGCAATCGCTTGACCTTCGTTTTTCACCGGAGCCGCGTTAAAGCCCGACAGCTTGGTCTCTTCTTCAAAAGAACGCTCTGAAGTTTCCACTTCAAATAATTCTTTATGCTCTTCGCCATAAGAGGCGTACTCCAGACCGAACAAAGCGTTCAATCCCGGGAGTAATTCCTTCAATAGTTGTGCGCGTGAAATTGCCATGTTTATTTACTCCCTATTACACGCCAGTTGCGATTTGATAGGCTTGGTAACCGAAGTTCCATCCCACAATCACTTCCGGATAGCCAACAAAAGATACCGCGCCGTTCTGAGTCCAAGTCACAGAAGACGACACAGTAACAGTGTTAGTGCTCGTAACAACGCCCGTCACGTAAGTCGTGTTGCCCGGTGCGCCAGCATTGGTGCCAGAAACGCCGCCAACAACAACTTGCATACCGGGTTGTAACCCAGCAGACGAAGCGACCACAAACGAAGTGCCCGAACCAGAGGCAGAAGTAATGGTCGTGGAGACCGTCACAGCCGTATCCGGAACTAATTGGACAATTCGGAAACAAGGCGAGGTGCCCGCACCGGTAGCAACGGTTTGCGGGATGTTACCAGCAACCGAAGACGAAACAGTGGGGTTACCGCCAGACACGCCAGCATACGAGTCGCCAGTCGAAGAGCTACCGCCGTTACCCGCGATTAAGAACGCATTGGTTCCTAAGAAGCGAGGCGACATGTAACCAATCGTGGTTCCAGTGTTTGCTTGAGTGTTAGCAGAGCCTTGAGCTTGCGACACAACTGCCACGCGGAACAAAGCTTGAGGGTCATCGACCACATAAGCAACCGCGTCAGGAGCATTGGTGCCACTAGCGTAGTATTGATAACGGTTTTTGCCGTAAATCGGGCCACCAGTCGTGCTGTATTCGCAACCAACAAACACGCCAAGCTGACCAACATAGCCAGATGCCAAGTTTGAAGAGTTGGCGTTATAGCCAGTAATGATAGCGTCGCCAGCCGAAAGAGATACTACGTCACCGTTATAGATGCTCGTAGCATAACCCTGCTGGATGGGAATCATGCGGGTTGATCCAGAGTAAACTCGACCGCCCAACAGATTCACCGGTTTTAGCCCGTATGGGGCCGAAACAATCGGATATGCCATTGAAGTCTCCTAAAAAATTAAAAATTACTTCCCACGTCCAAAGGAGACCGTAGATTTCTTTTCAGTGAACATATCCATGTTCGATCTACCATCTCTTTCCCGCAGGAAACTATTGTCTACACCATCCATCTGAGCTTTGTTCATATTGTCGTAGTAAGCACGACGCTGTTTCACTCGCTCTTCAGGCATCTTGCACAGGAGCAAACCACCAATCTCAACGCAATCTTTAAATCGACTGGTCGGATTGTCATCTGCTAAGTGCATAATCTCTGGAACATCAGAAGCCTTTACAGGTTCCCAACCTTCCCTAAACCTTGCGGATACGTTAGTAGGATCATTAGCACCCATATAACTAATCCGAATATACTTGAACTTCCAGCCCGGTACGGGATTCGGCTCAGGCAGTAATTGTGGCGGTGCCCAGCTCTCTGTACGAGTAGCCGCGTTCCGATTTTCTAACTCACGATTTTGACGATTCTCAGCCATTTGTATTCTCCAATTTAAGTTTTTCACGGGCGTAAGCTTCAGGGGTTAATCCTAATCTTTTAGCGATTGCAGCTTCAGAAGCTGTGATACGGACTTGCCTAGAAGAACTTGTAGACCGTGTTGCCGGAGCAACTACAGTGCTGACTTTGCGGGCGGGCTTTTCTGGCTCCGACTCCGGGGTTTGCGTCTCCTCACCGAAATAATCGGGGAAGCGTTTTCTCATCGTCTCGTCGATTCGTCGGTAGTAATCGTCGCTTGTTGGGTCGACGCCTGACCGGAATAACTTTTCATGCACACCCAGCGCAAGCGCAGTCATTTCCTCGTCTGCGCCGAACCACGTGTTTTTGTCTCTCCACGCTACGGCTTTTTGGTCGTAGGCAGGTTGATTGGCACGCTGCGAATCTTGGGTCTGTGGTTGCTGTTGTACACTAAAATCTTGCTCTTGTACAGTGGGCCGGAAGTTTGATCGCTCTCGTAATAAAAGTTGAGCATCGTTAAGTTCCTTTTGGGCCTTAACTAACTTCTCAGGATCCCCCGCTTCGTATGCTCGTTTAAGGGCATCCTCGGCAGCCTGTACCTTGACGTTTGCGGCTTCTGTCGTCTCTTTAGCAAACACCTTTTCAGTAACGCCAACTCGCTGTTTTAGTCGAGTATTCTCGTTCTGATAGTGCTGTACTAAGCGTACGGCTTCTTCCCGCTCACGGGCAAACTTTTCTTTCTCGCGGCGCTCGTCGTGAGCTAATTTCCGCATCTGGGAAAGGCGTTGTTTTACCTTGTCTGAATACTCTTCAAGAGTATCTTTCTCCAGTTCCTCCTTAATTTTTGGCGGCAACGGAGCGCGGTTTCTATCTTCTGGGGGAGTATCGTCCTCAACTTCTACCTTGAAACTATCTTCAGTTTCGTTGTTAACTTCTTGATTTTCCGACATTTTTAGCCTCCTGCGCGTGAGATGCCACGCGGATCTTCGACAACGCCGTCAATGCTGTCATCGTTAATGATGCGCCATTCAGTCCCGTGGATTCGCACCCGCGTTCCTGCATAAGCTCTTGTGATAATAAAATCGCCTTCTTTACACCACGGCCCTGAAGGGAACCGCTTCTTGTCTTTATAAGCATCCGGCCCGACCTTAGCTACAAACAGCACTAGGGTTGTTTGCTCTTCGATGTTCACCGTCCTATCAGACTTTAAGATGGCGCTGTCGCCAAACGTATCCTCAATTTTAGGCACCATACATAAAATACGGTATCCAGTCGGTTCAGGAAGCTGTTTTGCTTTCCGTTCCACTTCACTCATTGTCTTATCGACATCTATATCAGCCATCATCTTCCTCCACTTTTTTTGCAAGGTCTAAAATTAGTTGCACCGCAAAGTCAAGTCCTTGAGTGACCCCGCGTAGTCTGCTGTACTCTTCTTGTGGAAGAGCCTGTCTAATCACTTCATCCTTAATAATCTCGCGCTGCTCTTTGAGTTTCTTGGTGAGATATTCAGCAGCGTCAGTCGTTTGCATTTACTATTCCTCCGGTTGTTGCGACTCCTGATCTGAGGCTTGCGCCTGTGCTTTACGGTTTTTATCCGCTTGCTCTTTCTGATGTTGCATCGTAGCTAAGTGTTTCAGAGCGTCCATACCGACTTCTGACTTGCTGTGCTTTATTTCAGCTTTGTGCTTCGCAACATCTACGCCCAACTCAACTCCTCTATGGTGCTGCTCGGTTTTGTGCTTCGCAACATCGACACCGATCTTGGTGCCTTCAAGTTGATGTTTGACACGTATATCATGTTCTTTGAGTCGTAATTCGTCTGCCTTAGACGTTGCGTCTGTAACGTCCTTAACCGACTTGCGTTTTGCTTCAGCTTGTTTAAGCTGCGCTTCCAACTGGAATTGCTGTGCTCTGATCTGCATCTCAAGTTGTTTGACCTGAGATTCCACCTGTACTTGCTGTTGTTTGATCTGAAGCTCGGCTTGGGCCTGTTGGTTTTGCATTTGTAACTGCTGCTGTTTAAGCTGCAATTCTTGCTGCTGCATCTGAATGATGGGGTCTTGCATCTGCTGTTGAATCTGCTGTTGTTGTGCTTGAGCCTGATTCGTTTGCAGTAGTTGTTGCGCTGCCAAAGCCGCGAGCTGCGAGACTTTGGTTTCCTCTTCTGGCGGTAAATAGCCGGGGTCGTCCGACTGATCGAGCATTGACGTTCCAGCCGTAACCGATTGAGGGGGCGGGGGCAGCATAACGCCAAGTTGTTTCTGGATATCGTTTCGATACTTATATGCAATGTGTTCCATCATGTGCGCGTTAAGAGCCGCAGTAATCTGCTGCGCCATCGGATTCTGACCCATTGTTTGAGCCAAAACCGGATCATGTAACATCGCCATGTGGACTTGTAAATGCGCCTCGTGATCTTGGTACATGAACGCCTTCACGGGCTTGTTGTTCATAAGCGCCATGTTCTCGGAGATCGGGTCAACCGGCTGCATATCATCCTTAGTCGGAATGATCTTGTCGGTGTTCTTGACTCCAAGAACTTCAATCATTTGCTTATGAAGGTACGGTAGATTATATATTTGAGGCGCAGCTTGAGCAAGCTGCATGACAGCCTGATACTGTATGACACGCTGCGCCATAGTCGACGCATTTGGATCGGATACAGGCAATATGTTAACCATATCGTAGTCAGAACGCTTGGCACCACGATCTCCAGTCTCAGGATCATAGTCGTAGTCCTCTGGGGTGTTATCACGGATGATTTCCGCAAGCAGTTGGAACTCTTGCTTCAT